AAGTTATATTTATATATAAATAAAAAAGAAACAATATGGCGTCTTTAAGAAAACGTTTACAAAATTTATTTTCTAATAATGTAGTAGTTCGTAAATACGGCAAAGATCGACTTAAAATAGTTGATACAAATAAATTACAATCTACTGGAAATTTATCTCAAACTAGATTAGCAGATAGATATAGTAGATTACATGGATCTAGAAAACATGCTCAAGGTTCATACGGTGGATATGATTCAAATCATTATTCTCAACAAAGCCGTATGCAACTATATACAGATTATGAAATGATGGATAAAGATCCTATCATATCTTCTGCATTAGATATATATTCAGATGAATCGTCATTAGCAGATCAATTTGGAGAAATTTTAACAATTAAAACAAATAAAACTCCAATACAAAAAATATTACACAATTTATACTATGATATATTAAATATCGATTTTAATATGTGGCCATGGATTAGAAATTTATGTAAATATGGAGATTTTTATTTAAAATTAGATATAGCAGACGGATTAGGAATTTTAAATGCAAGACCATTATCTGCATATGAAATGGAACGATTAGAAGAATTTAATGAAGAAACTGGTGAATATGAAATTAAATTTAGACATTCATATTCTGAATTAGACGAATATGATGTTTTTGAAATTGCTCATTTTAGAATGATATCTGATTCAAACTTTTTACCATATGGTAGATCAATGTTAGAAGGAGCTAGACAAGAATTTCAAAAATTAATGATGCTTGAAGATGCAATGTTGATTCATAGAATAATGCGAGCACCAGAAAAACGTATTTTTAAAATTGATATTGGTAATATTCCACCAAATGAAGTAGACTCATTTATGGAAACAATTATTAATAAAATGAAAAAAATTCCATATGTAGATAAAAATACTGGCAACTATAATTTAAAGTTTAATTTAAATAATATGTTAGAAGATTATTATTTACCTGTAAGAGGTGGTAATAGCCAAACGCAAATAGATACATTACCAGGTATGGAATTTACTGGTATAGATGATATTGAATATGTAAAAAATAAAATGATGGCTGCTTTAAAAATACCAAAACCATTTTTAGGATATGACGAAGGCGTTGAAGGAAAAACTACATTAGCTTCTATGGATATTAGATTTGCTAGAACAATTGAAAGAATACAAAAAATTGTAGTTTCTGAATTAGTAAAGATAGGAATTATACATTTATACTCACAAGGTTATGAGGGAGAAGATTTAGTAGGATTTGAATTAGAGTTAACTGCACCATCAATTATTTATGATCAACAAAAAGTTGCATTAATGAATGAAAAAATTCAATTAGCAGTAGCAATGAAAGATTCTAAATTATTATCAGATAAATATGTTTATGAGTTTATATTTAATATGTCTGAGGAACAATGGCTAGAAGAACGTAATAATGTTGTAGAAGATCTTAAATTAAGATTTAGACAGAATCAAATTGAGCAAGAAGGAAATGATCCAACACTAACTGGAATATCATATGGTACTCCCCATGATTTAGCTTCATTACATATGAGTACAGATGATGTGGAAAATAAAGATAAAGGCGGAAGACCTCCGGAGGGACTTAAATATGGACAACATGATAATGAATTTGGATGGGATCCAACTGGAGCAAAAACATTAAAACAAGGAACTAATCCTAAAAATTTTGCGTCAACATTTCAACCAAATAATAGGATGAAAAATAATGTTACTAAAGCAACTGCGATGGAAAATGCTAATATTATTAAAAAATTAACATCAAAAAAATCTAAAATATTAACTGAAACTGATAAAAATTTAAACAATTCTTCTTCTTTATTGGATGAAGATAATATTTTATAATTAAACCATATTTATATGAAAAGGACTATGTATTAACATAATGAAAAATTTAAAACATTCAAAATATAAAAATACAGCAATACTCTTTGAAATATTAGTTAGAAAATTAACTTCTGAGTCATTGACTACAGATAAATCTTTAACAATTAATATTATAAAAAAATACTTCGGAAAAAATACAGAGTTATCTAAAGAGTTACAATTATATAACTCATTGATTAAAGAACAACTTAAATCAGAAGCTTCTGTATTAGATTTTATTCGTACATGTAAAAGCGCTCATAATCATTTAAATAAAAGCGTTTTAAAAAGACAACGTTATAATTTAGTAAAAGAAATTTCAGAAAACTTTAATTTTACAAAAATTTCTAAAATTAGAATTAATAATTATAAAACATTAGCATCAATATATAAAATCTTTGAATATAATGATGTTGATAATCCAAAACAATTATTAGAATGTAAAACAGAAATTGTTGGGCATATTTTAATAAAAGAAGAAACAGTTCCACAAGTAGATAAAATTATCGAAGCATATAAGTCTCAAAGTCCTGATACAAGATTATTATCATATAAATTATTAGTAGATAAATTTAACGAAAAATATTCAGGCTTAAATGAAAGTCAAAAAGATCTTTTAAATCAGTATATTACTCACGTTAATGATACTGAACAATTAAAGCAATATTTTAGAAAAGTTATACCATCTATTAAAAACGAATTAAAAGAGCAAGTGTCATTAGTAACAGATAAAGCAACTAAAATAAAAATTAACGGATTATCTAAAATGTTATGTAATGTTGAAACAATTAAAGTTGTTAAAGAATCTCATATTTTATCATTGTTAAGATATTATGATTTAATAACTGAATTAAAGAAAGTAAATAAATGAAATCTTTTTTAAAAGAAATAGAATCTAAATTTCAAGAAATAAATGAACGTGACTGGGATGGTGACGGCGAACAAGAATCTCCTAAAGATGAATATATGGGAGTCAAAGACAAAGCTATTAAAAAAGCAATGAAAAAAGAAGATGCTAAACCTGACTTTTTAGATTTAGACGGAGATGGTGATACTGAAGAAGATATGAAAGATGCTGCTAACGAAACTATAAAAACATCAGATCCAAAAGTAGCAATGGACTTACAAAAGAAAGATCCAGATGCCGAAATTGAATTAACAGAAGATGAGTTAGCTGAAATGAGTACAACCGGCGGAGTTGCAGCTTATCAAACACCATATGCATTTTCAACAAAAGCTCAAGCTAAAAAGAAAAAGAAAATGAAATATGAATCAGTTCAAAAAGCAATGGATGCAAAATATGCTGCTTTAATTGAATCATATTCTAAGTTTTCAACCGGTAATCCAAAGTCTACTCCTTCTCAAACAGTTAATGGAACTATAAAAGAAGTAGCAAAAAAATTACAAGAGATAGAACAATTAGTCAGATATACATCTAGACTAAAGAATGAATCTGGTATTGCAGGATCAACATATAAAAGATCTACTCATAACGCATTGAATAAAATTTCAGAAAGATTATTAAAAATTTCAGAAAGAGTAAGAAGCTTAGGAGAATAATATGAGTAAAGCATTATTAGTTGAATATATGCCATTCAAACCAATTGGACCAGTTAATGAACAAGCTGCAGCTCAATTTGGAGTACCAGGAGGTTTGGTTGTACAAGGAGTATTACAACGTGCAGGTGCTAAGAATCAAAACGGTAGAGTATATCCAAAAAATATATTAAATCGTGAAGCTCAAAAGTATCAAAAAGATTATATTGATCAAAATAGAGCATTAGGAGAATTAGATCATCCAGAATCATCTGTTGTTAACTTGAATAATGTTTCTCATAATATTTTAAAAATGTGGTGGGATGGTGATGATTTAAAAGGAGCAGTACAAATATTAGAAACTCCTAGCGGAAAAATATTAAAATCATTATTTGATGCTGGTATTACATTAGGTATATCAAGTAGAGGATTAGGATCAGTAAAAGAATTATATAAAGAATCTGCAGTAGAAGTTCAAGAAGATTTTGAATTAATATGTTTTGACTTTGTATCAAACCCATCGACTCATGGTGCTTTTTTAAGACCAATGACTGAGTCAGTTAATAAAAATAAACAAAATAACTATTTAAAAGTAAATGAAATTATTACATCAATATTATGTGATGATGGAAAATGTAGGATTTTACCATGAAAATAAAAGAAATATTAGAAGCACTAGAAAGAGAACCTGTACAATTATCAAAAGAACAAAAACGTGAATTTGTAGAAGCTGTTAAAGGATATTCAAATTTAGGCGAATCAGTTTACGGTAAAGGTAATCTTCAAGAATTATGCGAGCGTGTTAGATATATGGTAGAAATGGCTCAACAAATGACATTAGCTGAAGGCGATTGGTTTGATGGTATTACTATTAATCGACACATGAAAGGCTTAAATGAATCATATAAAGTTTTTGAAAAAACTGCAAAAGAAATTTCTCAATTACAAGAAAGAATGTCTGCTGCATATGAAGATATCGGCCAAGGTTTAAGTAAATATTTTGAAATAAAATAATTGGATTATTAAAATAAAATTATTATAATATATAGGAATAAGATGCCAAATAAAAATATGTATCACGACTTTTTTGGAGTTAGTATAAAAGAAGCCGATCTTGTAAATAAAATATCAGATTATAAAGGCGGATTTCTTTATAAATTAATTGACCCTGCAACAGCAGGTAATGTTAAAGCTGATATTCAAGCATTTTTAAATAAAAAAGGAATGCATGTAATTAAGACAAAATTTGATGATGCTGCTGGTAAAGGATTCTTTTATGTTAGATTAGGAGAAGATCCTGCTAAAGAGTCACAACGAGTACAAGGATTTGTAAGTCAATTACCAGAAGTAGAAAAATTTGCATTTACATTAAAACCAATACAAAAACAAGTTACACCTAAAAATCCACAAATATGAATAAAAAATTAAAACAACATCAATCAATCATTCCAGGTCATAGTATAGGATCAAGCGTAGTTGGCAAAGACATAAACTTTGCATTACGTAATTGGAAACGAAAATTAAAATCTGCAGACACATTAAATATTCTTAAAGATAAAAAAGAATATATCAAATCTAGTGTAATTAAAAGACAACAAATGATTCAAGCTAGTTATAAACAACGAATGCAATCACTAAATGATCAAGATTAAATAATATTTATTTTATTATATAAGGCCCTAGCAGAAATGTTAGGGCTTTTTTACTGTTTTTTTACTTCACCTATATTTATTTAAAATACGTTATTAATCTATATAACGTCATACAACAATATAATCTTATTAAGATTCACAATAATCTTATTTCCAAAACATAAATTTAAGGAGAAAACAATGGCAAAATCTGATTTGCTTAAAGAAGCAATCGCAGATGCTAAAGCTGTTAAAGAAACGGCATTAGCAAACGCAAAGATAGCACTAGAAGAAGCTTTTGCACCTAGAATTCA